GTCGCGCAATGTGCATTATGTCGAATTGGTTTTAGTTGCGATTGTCGGCTTTAAGTTTCTGAAAACTGGACACCGCAAACGATGCAATTTTCTTCCATCGGTCAGCGCGGATTCTTTCAACGCGCCGTTTATGCGTAGTGTAAACAAGCGCGGCGAATAGTAGTATAGTAATGTAAATCATAATAAAAAAAGTGCCGCAGATGATCCGCTGCGGCGCCGGGTTGATTGTTTATTTACTCACCCCACGCGATTTGGCGCGCGATTTGTGGGTCGAATCCTCGACGACCAGCACGTGGGCAATCGCGATTGGCTGCGGTTATTTGCTGCGCGTCGTGTTGCTTTTGAGCGGCGTCTGGCGTGGCTGGCTTTTCGATGGTTGCCATTAGTCCCAAGGGTTTTTCTTTTTGGCGGCTGCGGCAGGTGCGGCGGCTGCCGGTGTCGCGGCGGCGGCTTCGGTCTTGTCCGGCTTCTCATAGCCCTCAAGCGCCATGAATTTCTTGATCTGGTTGCGCGTCGGGTCTTTCTTTTCAAACCCTACGCGGATGACAAGATTCTGGCTGAGTAGCTCGTCGGTGTCGGTCGCGGTAGGTTTGCCAATCGCCAAGCGCAAAGCGTGAAACTCGCGCTGTCCGATTGATTGAGCCATATCGCTTTCATGACTTAGCGTGAACCAGTTGAAAAGCTTTCTGTCCTTCTGCGAGTTGTCGTGAACGTCGCCAAGAATGGAAAACGTCATATTGCAGCCTGTCCCTTTCTTGTTCGCGGTTTCTTTAACGTCGGCCTTCTCAATTTTAACATAGTAGTCTCCCGCTGGTAAAGGGGAATTGTCAAATTCCGGTTGTTCTTCGTAGTTGTCGGCATCAAAGCCGCCGATTAGTTGTGATATATCTGACATAGTATTTTCCTTTTTTTATTTGGTTTCTGTTGTTGATGATGCGGCTTCTGCTGCCGCATTTGTGAAAGCTTCCCATGATAGTGGTAACTTGTAAGGCAATCGCCCATAGACGCCACGCCCGCCGCCGGGATGCCCCGGTCGCTTCTGCGTGAACAAGTAGCGCGCTCCGGTCAAATCCATGCCCTCGTTTTTCTTCTTGTTGAATCCGACGTCCTCCGTTTTCACGATGGTCTCCGAATTGCAGAACAGAATCGAGTCGGCCCATCGTTGCAACGTCAGCGCCATCTTTTCTTGGATGTCGAACTGATACTGGTCGAATGACGCGCCGAGCGGATCGTCAAATCGTTTCACCTTGACGTGTCCAATGACGATTACGCTCATGCCTTTCGTGCGCAACACGTCGAGTCCTTCCATTAAGTCGCGCAGCTTGCCAACGGCGGCAGTGTAGCCTTTACCGAATCCTTTTTGATATGATTCGATATTGTCCACGTTGTCTTCTTCGCAGAGGTGTTGCCAGATGACCGGCTCCAATGCGCTGATCGAATCGACAATGAACGTTTTGTATTCGTGCTCCTCTTTGATGAGAGTCGTTACGGCATTCAATACGTCGTCAAACGTCTCGGCGCGTGGAAACTTCGCCACGTCCAGATCGTCCACGCCTTCTTCGCCCTTGATAGGCAAGAAAATGGGACTGTCAGCGCCGGCGGCAAAGGTCGATTTCCCGATCTTCTCGACGCCTAGCAGGACGATTCGCGGCGCTTTGTGCTGCACGCCTTTCTTTACTGAGTTTAGGTCAAAGCTCATAGTGATCCTCCCCGCTTGTCTGATACTAGGTTAATTTGCGGCGATTCGCCTCGATTGGAATTAACATACACTTGATAAACTCGCACGTCGTGCAGACGTTCCAAGCCCTCTAATATGTCTTCCACTTGTTCTTCCGCTTTGCGGATTGCTTCTCTTTTATCGCTCATGTTTTTATTGGTTTGTGTCTTTTATGAATACGCCTCCGACCATTGAGCCGGTGCGTTTCGAAATTACTTGATATGCCGTTTCGAGGCAGTCTTCGAAAGATACGCCGACGATGTCGGCGAGAAGGATTAGCACAACGGCGCAGTCTCCAATCGCGTCAATCTTCTCGTCGTGGTCGTTGGATGTGATCGCGTCGCGAAGTTCCCACACCTCTTCTATTAGCTTATTATATTGAGTCTGCTCGGTAGCCTCGCCCTCTGGCCCGATGATGCCTTTACTGCGGCCCCATTCGCGGACCAATTCGATTTGTTGTTGAGTTGTCATTTTATTGGTTTGTGTCTTCTCTGATTTCGGCTTTTTCGCCGTAGATTATTACGCAGCAATGCGGACGGAATTCCGCAGCCGTCCAGCCGTTGCCGTCTTGTGTCGCGTCCGGGTTGCTCATCGGCACGGCATAGCGTGTCTCAAATTCTTCCTTTGCGTCTGCGACCGAGCCGCGCCATACAGTCTCCACGTTATCAAGTCCGGTCGCATAGCGCGCCTCAAGATTCTGCTGAGTCTCGCCGGCCTTCTTCGGATTTGGCAACTCGATCAGATCGCGCGGCAGGGTTGTCAACGAATGAGAATTGAACTGCCCGCCGTCGGTGTCCGGCCCATGATGCCATACTGTTCCATCGTCGCTTGTAAACTCGATGACGGTTGAGCCGTCCGCGTTTGCAAAGCTGTCCGTCGGTTGAGCGAATGAAATAAGCGACGGAATGAAAAGGTGCGAGTCGCAAACCTCCGTCGCCTCGTTGCCTGTCGCGTCGCATGTCCATTTGCCGTTTGCGACTGGCGTTGAATGTGTGCAATTGCGGCAATGAATTTCTGTGACTGGCACGGCAACGTCACCGAGTCCGTGGCAAAGTGCTTTCGCGTCGCAGAATGTGCATGGACTGTTCCATTTCGCCTTCTCGCCTTCCTTTGGCAGCGTGTCGGCCTTCTCCGGCGGCGTCGTTGCATTGATGATGCTTTGCGCTTTGTCGATGATCGCCTGCGCCTTCTTTGCGTCGTAGCGCAGCCGCTCAGTGTAAAGCTCGTCGTTGTCTTTGTTGACCACCATGTAAAGTGCGCGGGTCAATCCAGTGCCTTTCATATACACTTGCATTTGCGCGAAGTGCTCCGGCTTGGCAACTTCGACGCCTTCCCGTTCAACTTTCTTGAATAGCTTACTGCTGCTTGTCTTCATTTCGAGCAGGTGCCATGTCTTCGGCGCTTCGATGATGCCGAGCGCCGCGCCGTCTGTGTGTCCTTTGAAATGTCCGTCGCAGTCGATCACCTCGAACTGATTGCCGTCGGCGTCAAACTCGTGAACCTCGCAGCCAATTCCGCGCAATTCTTCGACAAAGCGAAATTCCTCTTTGTGTCCACGGTCGAACAGACGAAAGAGCCGTCCGTCAAACTCCGGCTTTGAACACTTGCGGAATGAATACCAAAGCTCGCGGCTGCATTCTTTTCCGATACTCGACGCGCCCAAATAGCCGCGTGATGGTTCCGCGTCGCCCTTCTGTTTCCAGTAGGCTTTGATCGCGGTGACTGTTGCCGATTCAGTCGGCAAGACTTTTGATAGGTCTGTCATAATAATTTATAGTAAAATTGGGCATCCGGCAGTTGGGAAGGCGTAAGCTTGGACACGGAATGCGTATCGAATCAGCTTTGTCTCACGCTGCCGGATGCTGTATGTTAAAAAAGAACGTGTTACGCCTCGAAAGCCCGCCGTTTTTAAGGGCAGGCTGGATTCGGGTTTGTGGTGGTTGTTACCATTTTGCGCCGATGTATTCTTGAGGTTTGCTCCATCGCTTACTTGATTTGATCCATTTGGAAGCGATGGTATTTCCGCCGATCGTTTCGCCCGTTTTCTTGAAGTGAGTGTTTCCCATTGTATGGGTTGTGCCTTCTGGAGTTTCGTTGCTCATATATATTGATTTTTGATTTTTCGTTCGTCGCGTTAATCGCTTCGATATGAGGACAATCGTATATCAATCGCCCCTTGTCAATACAATCTTAAACTTTTTTCGCTTTAAATTTCGGACCGCCGACGCGGACCGCAAAATACATAGCGTTTCGCTTTGTCCTGCCGACTCCGCAGGCAATCATCGCCTCGCGAAATACCTTTGCCGCCACGACTGAGTTGATCGGAGATTCCCCTGCATGTCCAAGCACGCAGAACCAATCATGCACGACTGCGGCCTCTAAGTATTTGCCGAACGGTGGAAACCATTTCCACAATCGGCGCGGCACGCTCGCGCCGTCGCTAACAAATCCAGCCGGGATTGTCGTTTCGTCGCAGAACTTTGAATCAGCAAAAAAGAAATCCCGATTAAGACGAATAGCATCATCGAATGTGCCATTCACCAACGTCCGGAATGGGGTGTAATCAATCTGCGTTGGAAAGCTTGCGTTCATGGCAACAAATCAACCTCCGCGCTGACTGCCTTATCCACGTTGCCGCCCGGCGAGTATATGAGCACGTCGCCCTTATACGCGCAGCCGGATAGCAAGAAGCAGAGTATTAATAGTGTTTTCATTGCGCCGAGCGTTCGAAAAATTTTAGCCGTTCCTCTACGCGAATGACGACATTATTTGTGCCGATTGCGAGGCTCATCATCTCGCTCATTTGAGATTCCAAGGAATCGAATTTTTGCGAGTTGTGCGAGATTTGCGCATCTTGCCGGACATTATCAATAACAGCCTGTGACAGCTTGTGCTGCGCGTCATCGACGACCGAAATGATAAACGCAGTAAGCACAGCCGAAAAGATGCCAGATAGCCATAACGCTTTGTGTGTGTTGTTCATTTTCGTTTGCGAACTGTCCGCGCATGATTATTTCCGTTTGAGCTTACCATTCTTCGTGTCATTAAATTCCTTCGGTTGGGAACCATCCAGCAGCGTCAAGCTGCTCGCGTGTTCTGATGTTTGGTGAAAGTGATGGCGATGCCTCGATGATTGATAAAATACTGATAGAGCCGCCCTTGGCTTCCGTGATGGCGGCTATGATTGCTTCCTCTTCCTCTGCGGCAACAGCGTGTCCGATCAACTCACCGAACGAAAGCTCGTCTGCGTCAGCGTGAACTGGCTGTGTGCCGTCTAGTGGGCCGACTGCAACTTGCGTGCCATCTGGATGTGAATACGTGCCACAATAGAACTGAGACGTTTCGTTGTCTGAGATGCCTCGCGGACGTGCCAGCATCCATAGCTCATGCGAGATGGCGTTGGCGTAGTCTTCAGATGGGGTTGATAGGATTAGATAGTTCATTACAGGGAGTATTTCGATACTATGTTAGCGTTTATTCCAGCAACACTTGAGGATTGGTCTGAGTTGTAAACGATAACCTCGCTAACGTCACCATTCCAGAAGTTGTTAACCACCACGCCTATTGTCGCGGCCAGTTCGACTCCAGAACCAACAGTTGTTGTTCCTTGCGAAACACCATCTTGATAACCCTCTACGCTCGATCCAGCATTCATTGAAAATAAGTGCTGATCCATGTCGTCGGTTCCAGCAACAATTGCCGTTGTCGATGCAGCATAGCCAAAGTTAAAGTTCCCACCTAGCGTGAGGGGGCAATACCATCTCTTATTATTTGTCAGTGACGATAAAGCTAAAGCTCCATCGAGATTAGAGATTACGTTATGACGACAAACCGTGTATGTCGATCCATCGCCAATGTCAAAGCCAGTGCCAACAAATGGAAGCTCATCGTCAACTCCGTCATATGTCACGGTCGGGAGTCCATTCACATCCACGCTCAGACTGCCAGCATCAACAATCTTCGGCTGTGCTGTTGTGACGCCCTGTGTCGCGTTGTTGGCGTTGCCGCTCTGGTCATACCATGTTGATACGAAGCCGTCGAATCCTTGCCCTGTGTAGGCTGCTGGTGTGCCAAATACTGTGCCGTTATATCCGTTCCCAGATGTATCAACCCAGTTGGAGTTGTTGTTTCCGTCTCCAGCATAGGCTGCAAATTCTGAACCATCGGCTGGGCTGTCATATAATGTGCCGACTGCCGATGGACTTAATGCTGAATCGAAAATCCTTACATCATAAATAACTCCAGTGTGGAAAAAGTTGGCTGTTACTTCACTTGCACCTATTTTCAGTGATGCACTTGTGGCCATTGTTCCAGCAAGTGCGGCAGAATCGACCTCAGAACCCCCTATGTATAACCTAGCAGTAGTGCCATCCCATGTCGCCACAACGTCCATGACGCTACTTCCAGCTACCGCACCAGATGACAACACCTGTGTTCCAGCCGATGAAGAGATAACTGCCTCGTATTTTGTTCCCGTGACAGTGTATCTCAGGATGAACCCCTGCCCTGAGCTATTCCTTGTTGATACGCTTCGTCCAGTAGCTAAAGCCGAAGACTTCATGGCGGCGGTAAATCCAGTGAACACCTCGCCACTTGCCAGTGATGTGTCAACATAGTCATCAACCCCATCAAAATACATAGAGGCATTATAAAGGCTCGTCGTGTCGTTGTTCACGAAATTAAGCATCTGCCCACCCGTAATCTGACTAGCTGTGAAGTCCTGTGTCGTGCTGTCCGAGCTGCGGCGAACCTCAACCACGTCACCAGCTACCCATGCGGATGACAAGGCTCTAAGGCTGTATGCTGCTGCTGCACCACCAAAGTCATCTAGCAGACCAAGGAATCCCGGCCCCTGTGAACGCAATGAAATGCCGAGGCCAATGCCTATGCTTGGAGCGTGGCGCATCATTAGTAGAGCGCAACAAGTGAGGTTGCAGTTGTGCCGGTCACGTTGACGCGCGCGGTCTGGACTGGCAACACCGAGCCGCCAAGCACGCCGACGAAAACAGTCGTTGTGCCGGAGTCGTCAATTATTGAAATGTCACCGGCTGCGCCGACGTAGATCGCTCGGCAAATTCCAAGCGCGTCAAAGTCGGCGCTGTTGTTTGGTGTGATTGCGCGGACTGCGCCGCTTGAGTGTGTCTGTGTTGAGAGTCCCATGATGTAAAGAGGGTTGGTGTCAAGTTATCGAGCCTTGATGTTAAAAAAGCTGTCCAGCTCGGCGGTGATGTTGGTGGTCGCCCCAATGTTGGCGACCTGCAATTTTACGTAGTCATTTTTGTTTAGTGTAATGTCATCATTTATGAGGAAATAGGCCACGTCCCGCGCGCCCTGTAATCTGTCAATTACTCGGCGAGTCGTCTTGCCGTCTTCAGGCACTCCGCCACGAACAATGACAATTTTTAAATCAACCACGTTGTCCTGGTTTGATTCAAGAACAAACTGCCCTGACACGGTGTATGCAATTGGCGTATCTCCGAGATGCCGCAACTGCCCCGCTGCTGGTGAATCAAAGTGTTGCAAATCAGAGGTGCCGAATGTCCCTGCAATGTCAACGAATACGCCGTCGGTTGAAATTGTCGTCGTCGCCTCGACGGTCACAAACGATTCGCCGCCCACAAATGTATTTTCTAAGCCGCTGTTTCCAGTCCAATTGCTTGCAAGGTCGCTCGCTGAAATGTTCGGCGTGAGGTTACTGTCTGTCGGGTCTTTTGTGCCGTTTCGAGTGACCAAGCACCCGTCGAGTTGGAGCGTCGAGGGATTCGTAAAGTTAGCGGGAGCAAAGTCGATGAATGCCGCACTTGCTGGAAGGTCGATATTCTGATTGCTGCGGAATCGGGAAGCCATCGTGAAACCCGTTCCTGCCTGATAGAGTGCGCCAGTCATACCAGCGTCAAGGCTGCGAACGATTGACGTGTCGATAAAGTAGCCGCCCACCCATACGCCTTTCAGTGTCAAATTCGGGCTACCACCAAAACGCCCCGTGCCTGTTTCCAATCCTTGGCGATAGTTATCAATTGTTCCCATGCTCGTGCAATCGTTCCAATTTACGCGCGTAAATTCGATTGCCTCAAATCCAGTGTCACTCACTACGTTAAAAACTTCCGAGCCTGTGCCAGTAACCTCGACCGCGAAATCCATACAGAGCAAGTTTCCACTGCCGCCCACCGGACTCGTGAACATAGAGTAACCCGCAGCCGAGGAAATAAGCTTCGACACGTCGAACGAAAAGCCCTTCATGCTCAGTCCACCCTGCGGAACCACAATTGATTGGCTGCCCATGTCAATGATGCCGTCGATTAAATAAATTTTCGTGCTATCGAGCGCGCCAGATAGGTCGCTTGCCTCGTCAACCAGAATAACGGAATTTGCGATGCTGGTAATCCTCCCGAATTGCGACGCCGTGACACTGCCAGAGGAAAGGAATTGAATTGTGCTGTTTGTGGCGTTTGTGCCAGTGCCGAGTTGGACGCGACCTGTTCCGTTGGCATTTGCGCTTGCACCCCCCGCAAATCCATCTGTTGCAAATGCGCTATCTCCAATCGCACCACCAGTTGTTGCAAATGCGCTATCTCCAATCGCACCTCCAGTTGTTGCTTCTGCAAACGCACCAATCGCACCTCCACTAGTTACAGATGCGCCCATCCCAATCTGACCACCACCGCTTGCATCCTGCACGCCAATTTGGACAGCCGTGATGCTGTGTGGGTTTGTATTGTCATTGATGCCATATCCCAACACGGTCGTCGGCGCGTCCGGACTGACAACTGTATTCGTTGCCGTGTCGATATAGAGCGGCAGCGTGGCCGCGTTTGCGGTCGCTGCGAGAAGTAGGAATAGAAACTTTTTCATAAAATTACTGCTGAACCTTCCAGACTTTTTCATTGGTTGTGGTTGCATAGTCGTCGGGCCGCACGATGCCGCCGGCTGGATTGTTTGCATCCGTGCCAGCCTTGAGTGCCCACGTTTTGCCCGGCACTGATAGGCCGATAGTCACGCCAAGCAATGCGGTATAGTTTATATCAAGGCCAATCGTCGCGATTGAATCAAGGTCGGTCGATGTGCTGCCGTCCAGCCCTGTAATATCAAGGCGCTCGTTGACAACGTCATTTACTGTCACGATGTCAGGGTATGAAATTCCATTAAGCGCGGCGACGTTGAAAGTTGCTGGCGATAGGATGACCGGACCTTTTGCGACAACGTCAACCGTCGATGTTGGACTGACTATTTCAATAGAATAGTTTGCAGACAGGTCGCCTTGTTCGGCTGCGACTGCGCGCAGAAAGTTTGCGTTGTTGGCGTCGAGCGTCATTCGCCATCCGTCCGTGATCGTCGCGCCACCGTCGGCAAAGACAAGCGGCTCGGCTGCGATCTTCACAATCTGTTCTTCGCGCGCCGTTGCGCTGCCTTCCACGATAGGCAGAACGTTCGATGCGGACAAAGGTTGAATGCCGCCCGCGTCAATCGTCAAAACCGCTTGAGCGCCGACTGTATCGAAAAGAACACTGAACGCGCCGTTGCCAAATTTCTCGACTGTCACTGTATCGCCAAATGGCCCCGTGTCAGTGTTCAAAGCATTAAGCGCGGTTTCGATTTCAAATGCGGTTGCGTTCCAGTCGAGCGCGGTAGTCGTGAACGATCCGTCGCCAATTGTGAACGTTCCGCTTTGTGGCGTCAGGTCGTCAAGCGTTACCGAGATGCGCGGCGTGTATCCAGCCAATCCAGACCGCGCATCGACTGCTGCATTGTCGATCAAAAAAAGATTTACATCGACGGTTTCGCCAAACACAAGCCGAGGAAATTGCTTTGGCGTGAAAGGTTGCGAGAGTCCTGCAACTAGCGCAGTTGCCAAATTTGGCCGCGCTGTGTTTGCTGTAAGTGATTGGGTCATTTGACAAGGGGCCGCGTGTCAAGTTTTTAGGGATTAAAGCTGATCTCTGGCCATTCTGGTGGCGCTGGAATTGTCACTTTATTCGGCTTGAACAAGCTCTGAGGAATGTCTGAGTCTTCATAATAAAAATAAAAGACCGCCGTCTGTGAATACTCAAGCCGCGAGAGCATTGGCGGGACTGGTTTTTTAAGTTCAACTAATCGACCAGTATTTATAGTCATTTTATTTTGATATAATGGATCGAAAATTACCGTTACATCCATTTCATCTGTTGGTATGTCAGCATACTTTACGTCGGCCATTATCGCTTTGCAAAATGGATACTTTATCGCTCGTAGGGTCTTCTCCTTGTCGTAGCCAGCGCGAACCAGCACGTTGGCAAAGTCAACTCGCGCGCGCTTACTCATCGAGCCACAACCTTCCGTGAAACGATCTCCCAAATGTTGCCCATCCATCGGCGCGCAATTTCATCTTCTGCCGAGATAAATGCGCCCCGATACACCATGCCGTTATATATATCTAAACTAGGATAAGTTGATGCCGTTATGCTTTCGACGACCGTTGGCAATACTGTTCCTTGCGGTGCATTTATAACCTGAAACGCTGTGCCCAACTTCTCGTCGTTGATATTGTCTGTTTTTACATATCGGTAATCAAGGATCGAGGAAGAATTTATAGGAGTCAAATCCAGCCTACCCTCCGTCGTGATTCGTTCAATGTCATAGCTGGTAAAAGTGCTAAATTGCCATGATGACAGCTTAAAACCTTCATGTCCCTCGACATATGCCTTTATTGCAAAGTTTGATCCTGATGGAGTTTTTGAGTAAACCACAAGTCTTGGCCCGAATCCGGAAGTAATGAAAGAACCTCCGTATGGCGTAGCCTTAAAAAAGTCCCTAACGCTGGTGCCGGTTCTCAAAGTGAATTTGTCACCTATGCCCAGCAGTGTTGCATCGTCCGCGTTGGCTGTAAAAGACACTTCCGGCCGACTGTTGACAATGCCGAGGCTGACTCCACTCTGGAAGAACTCCGATACCAGCGTCGTGTTGCCGTTACCCGGAAATGGGAATGCGTAGGCGCCTGCGCCTTCTTGTCTGCCTGTGGGTATGTTTGCGAATGTCCGAATAAAGAAAACCATGCCACCGTCTGCGGCTTCTGGGATCGAGTCACTTACCCAGAAAGCATTTGCATCGTCCGCAAAAGGTGAGTTGGTCGGCTTCTCGTCGGCGGCCGTCATGGTGTCGTTATCATCAAGTGGCGTGTAGTTAATCGCCTTAACCTCCATAAAGTGATTGTAAACTTTGGTGGTAGCGTCGCCACTTGTTTTGAATGGAAAATCTAGCCAAGCGCGTGTGCAAGTTGGTTCTGTAAGTGCTGCTCCTGATGGTAATGGCATGATGTGTTATTCTCCGAGTGCTGAGTCTAATTTCGTTAAGGTTTTGCTGATGGACTCAAGTGTTTCTGTTTGTTTCTTGGCTTCTTCTTCAAGTGGCTTTCTGCCGGCGGTTGGATCATTGCCGGCTAGATTCAACCCTGCGGAAGCTTCGCGCGCGTCGAATCGCTGATTTCGCGATGTGTCCCGCGCTCGCTCGCCCGCTCCTGCTTCGCGCGCAACCTCCAATGTCCTAGCCCTGCGATCTTCGGTCGATGCCTTACGATCGGCACTTTCTTTTGCGCGCTGTTCTCTGCCAGTGACGATGCCGCTTTTATTTGCGTCCGCTGCATCAAATTGCGCGCTTGTGCT